AATGCTGAAAGAGCAAAATCTGAGATTAAAGGTGCAATTGCGAGAGAAGTTTACGAAAATGGCTCTAAGAGAGCTGGTGTTTGGAATCAAAAAGACGTAAATTCAATTTTAAACGCAAGGTCTGAAAAGATTAAACACGCATTTGATCCAGAGGAAGTAAAGGCATTTCACACTTTGAACATTGGCAGTCAGATTATGCCTGGAATACATGGATATGAAGGCGCAGGGCAACAGGTTCAAAGACTTGGAATAATTGCAAGCAACGCTCCAAAGATAGGTGCAACAACAGGCGCAAGTATTGGAGGTGCATTTGCAGGGCCAACAGGTGCTGCAGTTGGTGGATATGTTGGTCAAAGAGTAGGTACTGCATATGAGCAAAGTTCACTTGAAAAGGCTTTGAATAAAGCAGCAACTGAAACACAAAAAGAGATGAAAAAGAACGCTCAAAAAGCTAATATTTTAAATCTCAGAGATAATAAAAAGGATTGATATGTCATCGTACACAATACTTCCAAATGGTAAACAACAATTTATTACATCCAATGGAACTCCGTTGGCAGGTGGTAAAGTTTATTATTACATTCCATCAACCACAACTTTTAAAAATACATATCAAGATTCAGCAGGGGTTAATTTAAATACTAACCCAGTTGTTTTAGATGCTAATGGTCAATGTATTGTTTATGGTAATGGTTCTTATCGACAACAAGTTTTTGATGTTAATGGCAACTTAATTTGGGATCAGCAAGTTGATTCTCCTGGTTCATTTGGAAGTGTTAATACATTTACTTCAGATGGATCAACAAAAACTTTTTCTTTAACTGGTACTGTAGTAAGTTTAAATAGTATGAATGTTTCTATAAATGGAATTACACAAATTCCAGGAACAAACTACACTTTAACCGGTCAAACTTTAACTTTAAGTTCTGCAGCACCAATTTATTCTGTTATTGCAGTTCAATTCTAAATGTCTAATAAAAAAATATCAGCATTAAGTTCAGCTTCAACTCCGCTGACTGGATCTGAAATTGTGCCTATTAATCAATCAAGTGTTACTGATAGTGTTTCAGTTGCAAATTTAACTGCTGGACGGGCAATTTCTGCTGCGTCTTTGGCTTTAACTACATCTCCATTGCCTACTACAAGCGGTGGTACTGGACTAACTTTATTTACTTCTAATGGTGTTGTATATGCTAGTTCTTCAAGTGTATTGGCAACTGGTTCAGCATTAACATTTGATGGCACTAATTTATATGTAGGAACAACAACACAATATGATGGTGGTGTTATTACTGCCTTAAATACTACTAATAATGCAGTTGTTGGATTTAGAAATTCTTATGCAAGTGGTGGTAATCCTGTTATTGGATATTTTAGATTAACTGGACAAGTAGGAAGTACATCAAATTATATTCTTGTTGGAAATACATTAACCACAGGGGATACTATTTACATTTATGGTAATGGAAATATTGTTAATAAAAACAATAGCTATGGGACATTATCAGATGCTAAGTTAAAAACAAATGTTGTATTAGCTGACACACAATGGAATGATGTAAAAGCACTTGGTCAGGTAATGAAGAAGTTTAATTTCTTAACAGACCCTGCTAATTCACCATTACAACTTGGATGGGTTGCTCAAGATGTTCAAACAATATCTCCTGGTTTAGTTTTTTCATCTCCTGATAGAGATGATGAAGGAAAAACATTAGAAACAACTTCTTTAGGTGTTAACACTTCAGTTGCAATGTTAAAAGCATTTAAAGCATTAAGTGAAGCCTTGTTGAGAATTGAACAATTAGAAACTCAAGTAACCGCACTACAAAATAAGATAGGAGCTTAATATGTCATTAACAAAAACAAGCTATTCAATGATTCAAGGTGCACCTGTAAATGTGATTGATTTTGGTGCTGACCCAACTGGAACTAATGATTCCACAACTGCAATAAATAATGCTTTTGCATCATTAGGAACTGCTGGAGGCAGAATATATTTTTCGGGTGGTGCTAGTGTTTATAAAGTAAGTGGTTCTATAACCATTCCTGCATCTAGTGGCACAATAGTTATTTATGGTGATGGTTCAACAACTATACAATCTAGCTACAATGGATTATTAATAAATCCAAATGGAAATCAAAGTTTAAGAATTTCAAATTTAAGTTTTGTTGGGCCAGGAAAAACTTTAACAAGTTCAATTTGTTTTCAAGGCGCATTAACTACTGGTGTTATAGAAAATATCAATATTACTAATTTTTATATTGGTATTGATATGCCTGGAATAGTTGGGGCAAGATTAACAAGAGTAAATATTGCAGGATGTAATATTGGTATTAAATGTGGTGAGAGTGGATTTTCTAATTTACTACTTATTGAAAATTGTTATGTTTCTTATTGCACAACTGGAATGGTTTTAGCTCATGTTCAATCAGGGACTATTTCAGAAACAGCAATTGAATTAAATACAACAGGATTTACTGGAAGCACTCTTTCTGGATTTAATTTTAATGGTGTTTGGTTTGAACAAAATTCATCTGCATCAGCAACATTTACTAATTCTAATGTTGAATTATATGATTGTAATTTTTCAGATTTTCAGCCAACATATACATACGCTGCAGGATGGTCACCATTACCTGAAAGCAATATGACAATTGCTGGTTCAGGCAATAATCAATTACAAACAACTGATATAGCTTTAACTGGTTACAACTACAATGGAACAAATACATTTGACCAAGTAGGTGGTACTAATAATACTGTATCAGGTTATGGATTTAGTTATTTTGGTAAAGCTGGATCATCTAAACCATTTAGAAATTTAATTACAACTGGATATGGTGGGGCATCAAGTGGTGATATTGTTGGAGTAATGGGTGTAAGTGCAAGTGCTTCTGATACTGGTTATGTAAAACAATTTTTGTGGAATGTAACAAAGTCATCAGGAACAAGTGCAAATGCAGTTTTAAATTTAGGTTATAACTCAACATTTGCAACAAATGAGCAAACTCCACAAACTTCAATTGTTGGAAATATTGTTACTTTTACAAGTGCATCATTTAGACCAGGTGCAGATAATACATATTCATTAGGAGAGTCATCTTATAGATGGTCAACTGTGTACGCTGCAACTGGCACAATTAATACATCAGATGAAAATCAAAAACAACAAGTAGCATCTTTAACAACTGCCGAACAAAATACTGCAAAAGCAATCAAAGGTTTAATTAAAACATTTAAATTTAATGATGCAGTTGCTAAAAAAGGTGCAAATGCTAGAACTCATATAGGTGTAATGGCTCAAGAAGTTCAATCAGCATTTACTGCAAATGGTTTAGATGCAAACAAATATGCTTTATTCTGTTCAGATACTTGGCACACTTACAATGATCAAGTTGTTCCAGTTGATGCTAATGGTTTATATAGTGAAATTGTTTATCAAGTAAATGGACAAAATGTTCAGCCTGATATAAAGGGAAATTATCCTGCTGAAGCAATAAAAGTTACTTTAACTCATCCAACAGTAACAGTTACTCAACTTGGAATTAGATATGAAGAATTATTAGCTTTTGTTATTTCTGCAATTTAAAGGATAAAAATGACAACTCCAGTTGTGACTTTGTTTAAAATAGTTACTAGTCAACCCATTTCTGAAAAATAAACAGGTAGAAAATCATGCCAGAATTAGACCCCAACATCACAAAAGACGCAGTAAAAGAAGCCTTGAAAGAATGGCTTAATGAACAGTTTGCTGCATTTGGTAAGTGGACTTTAACTGGTTTACTTTCTGCTGCATTTGTAGGAATGGTCTATCTTTGGCTTGCAGGTCATGGTTTTTCTGTTAATAAATAGGAGAGAATCATTGATCCTTTTACTTTAGCAATGATGGCTTTCTCCGCTGTAAAAAGCGGAGTGGCTGCCTATAAGGAAATTAAACAAACAGGCGGTGAAGTTGTTGACATAGTAAATGAGTTAAGTGGTGCACTTGGTTCTTTTTTTGATCATCAAGACAAAGCTAAAAAAGCAGACGCAGAGATAAAAAAGAATCCTCCAAAGGGTAAGTCATTACAGGCTATTGCATTAGAAAATGTATTGAGAAAAAAACAGTTAGAACAAGCTGAGTATGATTTAAGACAAATGCTTGTTTACGAATCTCCTCCTGAACTTGGTGCGGTCTGGACAGAATTTGAAGCAGAAAAATCTAGGCTTATAAAAGAACAAGATGCTTTAGATAAGGCTCAAAAAAAAAGGAATTACTTGAATTACATCAAAAGCGTATACGAGCAGGAAACATTAAAGTTGGAGTGGCAATCTGTATTGCTATTTTTGTCGTTGCGTTCACCATTGGTGGTTTGATGTACCAAATCCATTTATGGACAGAGGAACGAAAAAAAGAAGAACGATGGTATATTAAGTTTCACAGGACTTTTGAAGAAAACCCTAAAGAATTAGAGTGTTTTAAAATTTTTAGAGAAACTGGTTATTTACCTAAATTTTGTGAGGATTGATATGGATTGGTTAAAAAGCATTGCACCAACAATTTTTACTGCTATTGGTGGGCCTCTGGGTGGTCTAGCATACGAAGCGGTCTCTAAAGTCTTGGGAGTCTCTCAGGATGACGCTAAAAAAATGCTCGATGAAGGCAAGTTATCGTCTGATCAAATAGCGCAAGTTAAGGTTGCAGAGCTTGAACTAAAGAAAACTGAGGAACAATTAGGTCTTAACTTTGAACAATTAGCGGTTGAAGACAGAGCTTCTGCTAGAAATATGCAGATGAACACGCATTCATTTTTAGTTCCAACCCTTGCGTTGATCATTGTTGCTAGTTTTATTGCGACTATTTTTGGGACTTTGATGGGTTATTCGCATATTGAGTCGGCTATGGCAGGTACTCTTGTTGGTTATTTATCAGCCAAGGCCGAACAAGTAGTAGCTTTTTACTTTGGTAGTAGCGCAGGAAGTCAGAAAAAGGATGAAATGCTGCACAACTCAACACCAATAAAATGAACTATTCTAAAGACGGATTAAAGTTAACCGAACAATTTGAAGGTTGTAAGCTAGAGGCTTACCCAGACCCTGCGACTGGTGGAGCACCTTGGACAATTGGTTATGGTCACACAGGTGCAGACGTATTCCCCAGTCTTTTAATTACCCAAGAAGAAGCCGAGAAACTGCTCTTACAGGACGTTCAAAAGGCAGTTGATCACGTTAATAGTAAACTCCAAATTGAAGTCACACAGGGCGAATTTGACGCATTGGTGGACTTTGCTTTTAACTGCGGATGTCGCAACCTGGATAACTCAACTTTACTTAAAAAAGTAAATGAGGGTGACTTCAATAGCGCAGCAATAGAGTTTTTAAAATGGGACATGGCAGGTGGTCACGTCATGGCTGGTCTACTTAGGCGCAGGGAAGCGGAAGCAGCGTTGTTTTTATCAGACATAGCAAAATGAACGATCTTGCAGATGACGCTCACTTTACAGAGGAGTTGCACCGAGAATCTGCACTTAATGAGATTAGAAAACGAGCAAAACCTAAATATACGGGCTTTTGTTTAACTTGTAATGATGTTAGTAAACCCAACTCGCAGTTTTGCTCTAAAGACTGCCAGGAAGATCAAGAACTGATTATTCGGATTGGACGAATAAAAGGTAATTAATGATTCTTTTACTTTAATTTATCTTCTATTGCTTTAAGTAAATCTTGAATTTCTTCAAGAGCCTCGTCCGCTGAAATATGACGATGCCATACGTCAACAAGTTTTTCATGTACAGCATCCCAATCAATTTTTACTATTTCTTTATTACCAAAAAACTTTTCAGCACATAAAAGGCAATACAACGCATAACCATTACCAACCCCACATTCATCGCACCCTTTAGTCATGTGTTACTCCTTTATGCCGTGTGCTGATTCGATAGCTCTGGCAAAGTCGTGAAGCCATTGTGCTGACACAAGTATTCCGTTTTCTTCCGCAGTAGCTCCATCTCCAAAGCAGTCTTCAACTTGTTCAAACGTCAGCGGCTTGCGTTGTTGTGGTTTGGTGTAGAGAGGCACTCCAGCAGACCCGTCTGTAACTTCTCGCCAAATGCCATCGGTAAACTTTGCAAACTTTCCCACAGGCTCACCCTGCTCTTGTTTTACTTCTTTAGTCATCATAAGCGCCTGCTAAATACAAAATAAACAAGAACGCACCTGTTATTACTCCTGCAGCTAACATCATTACTGAAGCAAAAATAAAAGCATCAATTAGTGCGTCCATGTCGTTTTCTCCAAAGTTTAGAATGGGATTGAGTCGTCCAAGTCATCAAAACCCGATCCAGTATTGGCAGATTTTGAATTAGTTTGGTTAGGTTTATTATTGTCGGTTTTTTCCCCTCCGAGCAAGCGGATCGTATCAGCCTTAACGTGGGTTGATGTTTTTTCGACACCATTCTTGTCCGTATATTTCTGAGTTACAAGCGAACCTTGGATAAAAACCATTTTCCCAGATTTTATGTATTTCTCAGCAATTTCGGCTAATTTACCAAAACAAGTGACGTTGTGCCACTCGGTTTTAGTCATCATTTCCCCAGACTTATCCCTCCACTTTTCCGAAGTTGCAACCGAAAAATTGGCAACCAGGTCTCCAGATGGCATGGCTCTTATCTGGGGGTCTTTGCCGACATTACCGATAACTTGAATTTGATTGAACATTTGATTCCTTTTCTATTGCGTCTGCTAAAAGTTTAAATTGCACCGATGTAAAAAGATTAGACCAATGCAAAATTTCATGTTTGCCTAAATACTCATAAGCAACTGTTAAAAAATACCACTCTAAATGCCTGAGTTCGTAGTAATTTAATTTACTTGTGTCCATTTTTTGTCTGCCAAAATTGAAGTAAGTTTTTAAACATTAACCAACCCTTTTCTAATTCTTCCTGAGTCCATTTGTGAAGGACAACAAGGCCAGGGTTGGTGCGAGATACAAAAGCATTGGCGCACTCAGCATGGGGCAGTCCAAGGCCAACTCGGTACGCTGCTAGTTGCATCAAGTGTTCGTCATACCCAACAATCTTGTCTCCAACGTCAAATTCTTTGGTCTTAACGTCAATGACAACTCCTCGATCAGTCTTAGTGTGTAAGTCAGTTTTACCTCCAAATCCGTCCTCATGGGCAAACGACATTTCAGGAATCCAAATCTGGGAAGCATAGTTTTCACGCATAAGATCGTCAAAAGACTGGACGTGCTCCTGGTGCGCCCCATAACCACGACCCTCATAAAATCCTTGAATTGACGCATGGATTTCAGTACCTCGGTTGGCAGCCTCCTTTCCCTCCTCCTTGGAATCGAACATGATCCTAGCAATCCATTCTTCCTCGGTCTCCTCCGCACGTTTGGGAAGGGTTAGTGCAGCCATAATCACCTGGCGTTGTAACCAGACGTTTAATGCAGGCTTGGCAGCGACATTCAAGATGGTTGTGACTGAAGGTACAAGGTTCATTGTTCGAGCGTCTCTGAGCGTTGTATTGCGCTCTTTACCGTTCTTGCCAATGACTGTATACATTGGATTACCCTGCCTGTCATACCAATGTTGTGACTCGGATGCTCTGATTTCGTTTTGTGTTGTCATGCTAATCCCCCTAATTTTGATTTCAATAAGTCTTTTGCTTTGATGGTTGCTACTTTGTATGTTTCGTTGTTTACGCAGTATTTGTAAGCAGCCTTAAAAGCCTTTTCGAGTTCGTCAAGGTTTTGGCAGTCTCCAATTGCAGTAATCAAGTCGGCAGCTACTGATTCGTTGAATGTTGGTGCCTGGACAATTGTTTTAGGTTTTGACGCTGAATTACCATCGTCATCCTCTGGGGCTATGCCACAAGCAGCCATCAAAGAATATCTACGAGCGTAGGTTAATGCTGAACCGTACCCCTGGGGGTCTTGTTTGGACGAAGGAACGTGTAAAACTCCGCACTCAATACTTTCCCCCGACTCATGCAAAAAAACCGTTTCTACGCTCACTCCAGTAGCGTCCTCATACAATTTCTGCATCATTCCAATACCATTGTTGTTCAGAGCGTCAATGACTGCCTCTACACAAGCTGCAAGGTCGGCATACCGAGATTTGAAGTGTGGATTGGTGGAAGTTTTGAGTGCAGGCCCAAATTCCATTTGTGCTCTTACAAATGCCGTAGCAATTAATTTACCGCCTGAATTTGTTGGTTTATCAGTCATACTTG